ATGCGAGTATTCGCCTGCTTCGGCAAAACGCTATCGGAAGCTACTGGCTACGCCGAGTTCCTATTCCAGCAGCGCGGAGCTATTACCCTCACTACGGGTCATAAAGCAAAGGGTCTGGAATGGGAAAAGGTATATCACCTTGATCGTCATCTTATTCGAGAAGATAAAGAGGAACAAGAAAAGAACTTAAGCTATGTCATCACCACCCGATCGAAAGATCGACTCTATTCGATCGACAGCAAGGATATCGTCGCATGACAATATCGGAGTCACGTCTAGCATACGAGGATTGCTACGACGTCATGAACCAAGCCCTCGAAGCACCAGATGGGGTGCGAGTTGGCTTCGCTGATGAGGACGAAGCCACCTTCTATCGTATGCGGATGAACCAAGCAAGGCAGCTTGACAGGAGGTTTAATAAGACAAGGTTTGCTTCCGACCACCCAATGCACTCTCGTAGCGAGTACGATGCGCTGATGTTTCGTATTCGTCACAGCGACGGTATGTATTGGGTGTACGCTGAACGTAAGGCGCAGCGCGGAGTAATCGAGGAGATTAAACATGCCGGGCCGAAAGAGCAAACTCACTCCAGAACAGCGAGAGCAACTACTGTTGGACTACCGCCGTCGTATTCCACTAAAGGTTATCGCCGCTAAGTATGGCTTCACTGCCAAACACATCAGCCGCATAGCCAAATCGGAGGGATTATGCCGCCACTTCAGGGAGACCCGCTCACCAAAGTCACGCTTAACCTCTACACCAATGACGTTGCCACCCTCAAACGCATGGTTGGGGATAGGTATACTACAAAAATCAGAGAAATAGTCCAAACATACTGTCGAACAGCACAAGCACATCAGAAAGCAAGGGAAAGGTTACATCTCAAATGGCCAACACGCTCGACGAGTTAATGCGCGACGCAGCGAAGGTGCTGCAAGGTCCGCACGATCGCAGGATCGAGGATATCGTAACGTACATGCGACAGGAACGTGCGAAGGCGGATATGGGTAAGAAAGCAAAGCGCGGAGAGGTGGCTGAGGAAGTCAGCCCAAGGATAATGGAGGCGTTTAAGAAAATGCTACCGCCAAAGAACAACTACAGGAGGCGGTAATTGCTACTCCACCGAGGAAAAAAGACAATGCTCGTATGGGACTGGCCTAAAGGAAAGATGGCTTGGTTCTTCTGGAACTGGAGACCATCCATTCTAGACCGCGCCCGTTATTGGAGAATAGGACCAATCACGCTTACGGTGATCGACGATGAACAAAGCCGCTCTACTAACTAGCACATCCCCATTCCTACCCGGAACCGACATTCAGTTCGCTTGGGACAGCACCTCGCTATCTTACTTCAAGCGTTGCCCGCGGCTCTATTACTACAAGATGATCGAGGGTTGGGAGGAGAGGGACGAGAGTATCCACTTGCGTTTCGGTATTGAGTACCACAGCGCACTGCAAACCTACGAAGAAGCTAAGGCACAAGGGGCCGACCACGATGAGGCCGTACGAGAGGCTACGTTCCAACTCATTAAGGACATCGACGACTGGAACCCGGATAGAGACACCAAGGCTGGTAAGAATAAAAACCCGGAAACTCTTCTTCGCACTACTATCTGGTATTTGGACGAGCATAAGAACGATGAAGCCAAGACGCTTATTTGGAAGGACGGAACGCCAGCAGTAGAGCAGTCGTTTCGCTGGGAGCTTGATTGGGGACCGAGCCTCGAGAGAACCGAGCGTGGAAGGATCTTGCCAAGCCAACCGTACGTCTTGTGCGGCCACCTCGATAAGATCGTGACGTATATGGACCAGCGCTTTGTAATGGACCACAAAACCACCACTTGGTATCTCGGCCCGATGTACTTCAACAGCTACGAACCCGAGAACCAAATGACTTTGTACTCTCTTGCGTCGAAAGTCGTGCTTCATTCCGATCATCCAGTTAGAGGGATTATCATAGATGCCGCCCGCATCGAACCAGAGAGATCCTCTTTCGCTAGAGGAATTACTTACCGAACTCCAGACCAGCTCACCGAATGGGTCCACGACCTCAAACACTGGCTATCCCTGGCAGAGAAATACGCCACAGAAGGGTACTGGCCACATAACGACACCGCCTGCGACAAGTATGGAGGATGCAAGTTCAGAGAGATTTGCTCGAAGAGTCCTAAGGTGCGTGATAGGTTTCTTGAGGGTAACTTTATTCGTCAAGCAGAGGAGGACAAATGGAATCCGCTGAGAAAAAGGTGAGATACAAGATCTTACTAGATAAATGTCAGGTCATGGAGGTTAAGGATGGCAAGCTAGGTACTAGCTTCAAAGCCATAACACCAAGCGGTATGACCATCGCAGCTGACCTATCATTTCGGCCAGACGTCGCAGTCGGAGACATACTATCAATCTACACAGAGGTTTATGCCCATGCCCACCCTAGCTCAACATCAATCCAATAAATACACCAAAATGCTGTTCATCGGCCACAGCAAGGCCGGGAAAACAGGAGCAATGACGCCACTAGTCCCTGACTTCAACCTTCGTATCCTAGACTTCGATAACGGACTTGACGTCTTAAAGATGCACGTACAGCGGCTCTACCCTGAACGGCTTAGTAGCGTCGAGTACGTTACCTTACGCGATACTTACAAGATGACACCCACAGGCCCGGAGTGCACTAGACCAACGGCCTTTTACGAAGCGCAGAAGCTGCTTACGCATTGGAAGTACGACGACGTGGATCTAGGCGCACCAGCTGAGTGGGGACCGGATTGCATCCTTGTAATCGACTCGTTCACCTTCATGTCCACCGCAGCGTTTAACGCAGTCGAGCCAATATCCGGGAAGGATAAGCGGGCAGCGTATGGCAACGCGCAGCGAGGGTTGGAAAAGATCTTAGCAATCATTCAGTCGGATGAGTTTGAGACGAACGTCATTGTCACCTCTCACATTCGTTATGTTGAATTAGAGGACGGTAGGAAGAAAGGCTTTCCGACGTCAATCGGCGAAGCCCTGTCCCCAGTCATCCCACGGTACTTCAACACCGTGGCGCTTTGTGAAGTAGGTAATGGAGGTAAGCGTACGATCCAGACAGCAGCCACAGCGTCAATCGACCTAGCCAGTCCAAACCCATTCGAGATGCTGCCGAGATACGACATCGAAACCGGCTTGGCAGACATCTTCAAGGTTCTACGTCCACAGCCAGCAAAGGAGAAGCCAACCAGACCACAAGTGATCAAACCCACATTCAAACGCTAAGGAACATCAAATGGCAAAGCCTGACTTCACTTCCGTACTAGACATGATCCCCGATGATATCGAGGAGCCAAAGCCGCTTCCTCAAGGGGATTACGTCACGACCATCAAGAGCTATGTCCGCGACAAATCTTCTCAAAGGGAAACTCCGTACGTCGAGTATCTCACCTCACCCGTGGAGGCCTTAGAGAACGTCGACGAGGACTGGCTCAAAGAGTACCTCACGAAGAAGGATGGCTCGATGAAGAAGCTGTCCGACGCGAACATCCGTATTCGGTTCTACGACACTCCGGATGCGGCGTTTATGTTGAGGAACTTCTTGCTCAACGACGTCCAGCTTGAAAATGATGGGCGGTCTGTTGGGCAGCTGGTCGAGGCCGCGGTCAATGCTCAGGTTATCGTGAGCATCAAGCACCGAAGCCAAGACGGTCGCACGTTCATCAACGTCGTCGGAACTGCGCCTGTCAACCCGCCTGCTAAGAAGGTTGCGAGGCGGTAAATGAACTGGTGCGCTAGGGCGCCGAGGAAACCGGCATGGATCCCGGTACGATAAAGGGGTGATCCGCCCCACCTAGCACTTTAACGGAGGTGAGCATGATCCTCGAAATAGCAATGTGGTGGACTATCTTTTGGAACGATACTCAGACCGTCCTCCAATACCCAACGAAGCTGGAGTGTATCGAGGCGATAGAGGCTGGTCTGCCTTATATCGGCGTCCCACCAAACAGCGAACTTCGATGTGAGCTAGCACCGCGAAAGGTTTGGAAATGACCGCCATCCTTATCATCGGCGAAGCGTGGGGCAGAGAGGAGGAGCTCGCTCAAGCCCCATTCGTCGGAACCTCCGGCAAACTACTCACTCGACTGTTAACAGCAGCAGGCATTGATCGATCTGCTTGTTTTCTCACCAACGTAATCAACCACCACCCAAAGGGAGATGATTTTAATGAGTTCTGCGGGGAAATATCTGTCGCCCTTCCCGGTTATCCCGCCCATCATGGAGCGAGATACGTTCACAGAAGATTCGGGGATGAGCTCAGCCGCCTTGCTCGCGAGATTAGGCTCTATAAGCCTAACGTTTGTATTCTACTGGGAAACACCGCAATGTGGGCTATGCTTGGCAAAAGTGGAATTGCCAAATGGCGAGGAGCCACCGACGTATCAACTCACACTGTTGCAGGCGTCAAGTGTCTCCCGACTTACCATCCAGCCGCAGTGTCTAGAGAGTATTCCTTGAGACACACTGTGATAATGGATCTGCAAAAGGCGGAGAGGCAGTCGCACTTCAAGGAGATACGCTGGCCAGAGCGAGAGATATGGATCGACCCAACACTGGAGGACTTGTATGAATTCGAGCGAAGATTTCTCAGACCTGACTGTATCATTGCTGTCGATATTGAGACGTTTGGATCTCAGGTTACAACTATTGGCTTCTCTCCCCGACCAGACATTTCACTCGTTGTACCATTTTATGACGGACGTGGAAAAGGGAGAAGTTATTGGTCTACTCATGACTACGAGTGCGAGGCTTGGAGATTTGTCAGAAAGGTTCTTCAAGATAGCTCGAGAAGAAAAGTCTTTCAAAACGGATTGTACGATATTGCCTTTCTCTACAGATCAGTCGGAATAAAGGTGAAAGGAGCAGAGCATGATACGATGCTGATGCATCATTCAATGCAGCCGGAGTCCCTAAAGGGACTTGGTTATCTTGGGAGTATCTATACGGAGGAACGGTCGTGGAAGCACATGAGAAGCACGACGACGATCAAGCAAGATGCATAGCGGAGCTGGTCAACAGAGCTAAGAGGGAGAACTTATTCCTGTCGGTATGTTACGGGCTTTCCCAAGAGCCATACATAACAACGGATGGAGATACGGTCGAGGAGCTACTGCCATTCAAACATATACTCAACGCTGTCATAGGCGACAATCAAAGAAGAATACGCAATTACGTAGCCAGGTTTCAGCGATGGACAGCAGTGGGGACTTCTAAGCTCCTAATGAAGAATAATGAATTTAAGTATAGTGAGGACAAACTAATAGTAAAAAGACGCAACTTCGCGCAGGACATCATCAATTGGGGATGGAGGCATTGGAACGATGAGGATAATCCGAACTCATGAAATCAATCTCGAAGATCTGGACGACTGGACAGCATCTCAGGTTTACAACGGACTGGACTGCTGCGTTACCAGAGAGCTCTTGGACACTATGGGGCCGCAGCTGGATGAACATACTAGCAAGACGTACGACTTCGAACGAGAACTGCAAGGGCCGATACTTGAGATGCGACTCAGGGGTGTTGCGATTGATATCGACCGGCGCGATCAGGTTATTGAGGAGTACGCAGATATAGTCGATCGCCTTGAGCAACAACTCTACCGCATAGTAGGAGAAGGCCTGAATGTTTGGGGATGGAATTGGCAGAGTCCTAAGGATCTCCGTTATATTTTCTTTGATGTCCTCAACATCCCTAGAGGAGCGAGAGGCTCCGTTGACCGACATGCACTGGATCGGATCAACAGTTACTTCGTGGCCAAGCCAATCGTTGGCCACGTTATCGCAATGCGAGACTTGCAGAAAAAGATCCAAGTTCTAAAAACGGAGATAGATCGAGATGTGCGAATTAGAACTAGCTATAACATTGCTGGGACTAATACAGGAAGACTTAGCTCAAGCTTCAGTGAGTTTGGGACCGGAACAAATCTACAAAACATCGAAGAGAGTTTACGAAGTATGTTTGTTGCTGACGAGGGTCAAAAGCTCGCTTACCTCGACGCTGAGCAAGGCGAGTCGAGAGAAGTCGGAGCAATAGAGTGGAACCTGTTTAATGACGGACGATACCTCGATGCATGTGAGACTGGCGACCTGCACACTAGCGTTGCAAAGCTGGTCTGGCCAAACCACCATTGGACAGGTGACCCTGAAGCAGACCGTAAGATCGCCGAGCAACCTTATTATCGACATTACGATCGACGCTTCATGTGCAAAAAGATTGGTCACGGCTCTAACTATGGAGGAAAACCCGGAACACTTGCCCAGGAAGCTGAGGTTGAGATTGGATTAGTCAAAGAGTTCCAGCCTTTATACTTCTCGCGGTTCCCATCCCATCACCGATGGCATGAGTGGACCGACAACGAGCTTCGCAAGAAAGGTCACCTAATCACCATCCGAGGACGGAAGCGGTGGTTCTTTGGGAGGAGAGATGACAATGCAACACTTAGAGAAGGCCTTGCTTACCAAGCGCAATCTAGCCTTGCTGATTACCTTGATCGTGGGATGCTTAACGTGTGGCGCGGAAGATCATGTCAGCTTCTCATGCAAATTCATGACGCCATTCTCGTTCAATATCCTGAGCATGAAGAAGATCGCGTCGTGCGATTGGTTTTGCAGCAACTTCAATTTCCTTTGGACCTCAAAGGTGGACGCGTGTTCACCATTCCCTATGGAGTAAAGACCGGATGGAATTGGGGAGCATACAGCGAGAGTAATCCAGATGGCCTCAAGACGTACCACCCCGGCGATAAACGGCGCAGGCAAGCGTCGCTTAACCTCTTGGATCGACACTTTTACCGAACATACGGGTAAGTTCCTACCGACACCAGAAATCTTCCGCAAGTGGGCAGCGATTACTTCGATAGGGGCGGTTATAGAGCGTAAGATGTGGATGGAGACAGGACCGCAACCCCTGTTCCCAAACCTCTATACTGTATTAACGGGGCCTTCCGGCAAAGGGAAGACGAGGGTAATCGACTATGCGAATAATATCATTAGGGAGGCGATTAAGGATTTCTATTTCGCGCCAACCAGTGTTACGCGGGCATCTCTTATTGACGTCTTGGCTGAGAGTAAACGTAAGCTACCATTCGCGGGCGGGAGTCGTGAGATGGTTGAGTATAACACGCTCTACGTCTCGATCGACGAACTCTCTGCATTTATGTCGGAGTACAACGCTGACCTTATCTCGGCTCTCACAAAGTTCTACGACGGAAACTGGTACAAAGAAGCCAAAAGAGTTGGTCACATCAGACATGACATCGACAAACCAAACATGAGCATCTTAACTGGATCTACGCCAACGAACCTAATGAAGGTGTTGAAGCAAGACGTCTGGTCGCAGGGATTCACTGGAAGGACCTTCATAGTTTTCTCTGATGAGCAAAAGAGATACAATCCATTAAGCGATCGAGTAGTCTATAAGGAACCACCGCTGGGCCACGACATTCAAGTCATCTTCTCTTATTTTGGGAAGATTAGCTGGACCAGAGAGTTTAACGAGGCACAAGAGGAATGGATCAACAATGGTGGTGGGCCTAGCCATCCCTTACTTGGTGACTACAACGCAAGGCGGTACAGCCACCTATATAAACTCTCAATGATTTCTTCGGCTGATCGCGGAGACGACTACACCCTTCGCATCGAGGACTTTGAACGGGCGAAGGGGTGGCTTGTAGAAGTGGAGCTAGAGATGACAAAGGTGTTCGAGTCGGGGTATATTACTGGGGACCGACAGGTTATGGATGAACTAGTCGCGTACTTAAAACGCGAAGGGCCGAAGAGTTGGAAGCAGGTGGAGTTTAAGGCATCGCTACTTGTCGAGACTTATAAGCTCGATAAGCTTTTGCAAGTGATGGTGCGGACAGGGATGATTAGAGATAGCGGTGGGAATAAGTGGGTAGCTACTGTTTGACGACAGACATCTTCTGCGAACCATGAGTCAGACCGCGACCCACATCACCCCATTGGTACCAATCTTTCATAATGCCTGTGCGCGGTCGCTCAATGCCAGCCTCATAGTTGTAACCATACTTGGCAAGATTACCAAGCTCTCGTGGAGTACCTAACGGGTAGCTTGTTAGGTTAATGAAATCTTGGATCAGGTTGCCCGCATACTGGCGAGTGAAGATAGGCTTACCCTTCTCGTAGTGTCCGACTGTGTCTCGCCAAGCCTTATGCAGTGGTTCGCCTACGCTGTCTAAGAGTCCACCTTCTTGAGAAACTCCGTACTCAAGAGCATGGACAATATCCCTAGCGTAAATAACAGAGTTGGCAAGGCCACCAGCTGTGGCCCAAGCAAGCCTTTGTCCAAGTCCTCGACGGTCATCTCTACCAAGTCCAGTAACATACTCCTCCACTGCCGTAGGCCATACGACGTAGGCAAATACATCGGCAACAAGAGCGGGAAGAATAGCGGCAGCACGTTTGAGGTCTCCTCTCGCGCCAAGGTTGTACATGTCGTTGAGCTTAAATGCTATCTCCATTCGGTTCTGGAGCATTGTTCCGAAAAAGTGGTAAAGCGAGGTTATCCACGCGTGGATCCCACCACCCGTTGCGATTTCAGGGAGATTGGTAGGGGCAGTTGAACCGTGCGCGTATCGCACTGCACGGTCCGCCTCGAACCTCGCTTCACCGAAGTCGAGTCCTTCGTCCCTAGCTTTTAAGTACGCGCCCAACCAAGTCGGGTAAGCAGAGAGCATGTCTGAGAAAGCAACTGGCTTACTGCCCCACTCGATGATCTTCTCCCTAAGCGTGCCTTGCGTGAAGTCTTTATAAGCTCCACCAAAGCGCTCCGCCCAGTCTCTTCCTCGACGCTGGATTTCTTCGCTGTTCTCGTCGATGAACTGCTTCCAACTCTCACCAGTCTCCGGATTGGTACGGTACATGTTAGCGTATCCTCGGAGGAGGTTATCGGCACCGATCTGACGCGCGGAGTTAATGAGGGCAGTGGGTCCATGTTTAAGCACCGTTCCGATGTTAAAACCGACGTAGAAGGACATTACGTTCTGTCGGAGGAACTCAGACATCTTGTTACCCTCAACAGCAGCAGCGGAGTTGAAGGTCTTAGCGCCAGATGCACGCACCAGCCAAGACTTGATCGCGTCAAGGTACTCCGTACCATAGTGTTGAATGATTCTATTTTGCAGGCCAGTATCGCTAAGGATCTTCTTAGCCTGACCTAACGCTTCCTTAAACGCAACGTCGTGGATGAGTTGATAGAATCTATCAGGTAAGTGATCCATTGAGAGGGTGAGCGGGTAAGTGACGCCAGTACGCTCCTTCGCGTGAGGGTTAGGAATGTTCATCTGCATAAAGTCAGGACCATTATCAACCTTCTCTAGCCCTGTGCGAGAGCCCTCGCCGATATCCTGATGATCCGACATCAACGGATAGTACCCACCATCCATCACCTTCCCACTCATAGTATTAAACGCTCGGGCAGCAATATCTCTAGGAGGAAAGCCAGTCGTGCGAAGGTAGACAGGGTCTAGCTCTTTCTGCTTGATATCCTTGAATATATCCCACACACCCTGCACCCATGTCCACTCCTTATCCGACATATTGCGGATCATCCATTGCCACAGCTGCGCGGACTGCTCGTCGGACATTCTCCGGCCATCAGTGAACTTCCACCAGTTGTTGTCATTTCCCATGTTAAGTGCGATTGCCAACTTATTCATGTTGGTAAAGCTAGTTAGTGGTCGGCCGTCCGTATGACGAAGCATTGGTGGAGCTTCGATAACCTTCATAAAATCTTCTGGAGTACCCAATGCGCGGAAGCGGGTACCGTAGGTTCGGTCGAGTGTGTTCTCGTGATTAGCTGCCTCAGTAATTGGCCGAGAGAGCAGCTGGTTCATTGGACCACGTGGATTGTCCTTATCTATCCGATTGAAGAACCTCTCAACTATACGGGAGCTTGCGTCGAACACCTTAAGCTTATGCAACATTTTTGACCACGGACCGGTTAAGGTTGAGGGCAGGTCCACCTTCCCAGTCGCGTCGAGTTCGTCGTACATGTTTTGCAGTGGACCGGCAATGTCTAGCCAAGATCCTTGTACGTTGATCTTCCTAGTCCACCGCCCCATCTTATCCATCGCGACTAGAGTTTGCCAAAGGGCGTTGGACTGACCGATGGTCAGACTCTTTAGCTTCTGTTGCACGTTGAAATTAACGTCTTGTAAGAAGTCCGGCGCAGGAATAGTAACACCCCAGTTCTTCTCCATCTTATTTACAAAGTCTCTAAAGCTAGTAAAGTTACCCTTTTGGATCCGGCCCATAATGTCATCAAGGTCGGTTGACGTTCGCATACCGAACTTGTTCATAAAGGCTTGGATGAAGTTGTGGTATGGCGCGGCCTCGCTGTCCTTAAACGCAGTAGGCTCGCGTTGAACATGCTTCTTAGTAACACTTAACCCCTTCGCCTCCAGATCCTCGAAGTCCCGCATTTCGTGGACTTTCCAGAAAAGGATCTGGCGCTTCTGTGCGAGTTCGAAGGCGTCCTTCCACTTGCCAAGAGTTGAGGCTTGCTCGATTTGCCTGCCCACCTTACCCATATCATCGACCATCTTCTCAGCTGATTCATGGCCTCGGGTAGTGGAGTTAAGCTCGTCTATTGCTGCCTGCTTAACACCCTCCTTCGTCATCGGAGCTTGTAGGCCGGCCTTGGTTGCGATGCGCAACATATCTTCGTGGAGCAGATCGAACTTACCCTCAGAGATGATGTGATCCTGCGCCTCTTTTAGAATGTTCTCTTGCAAAGTTCCATGCTTTGCTTCCATCATCTGCTTAAGGGTACCGGAGACGAGGGAGTTGATGTAAGTAGTCGGTGCCATATTCTCCCGCTGCATATCTTGGGAGTGGCCGATCAAATCAGAAATCATCTCTTGCCCAGAGCGATAGCCAAACAGCCCGGCGATCGAATCAGGATCAAGGTTGCCACGCTTAAAGCTCCAGTATTCTGGATTGAGGGTGTCGCGTTGATCTTGCGTAAGCAGATTGCCATCTAGCTTCCGACGAGTTAGCTTGTCAGCGCCAAGCATCCCATTCCTAAGAAACCTCTCAGCAGCAATAACTGGACGTTGATAAACTGCCTGACGAGCATCAGGCTCCATCTGGATTTCCTCATCCTTCCACCATTGCGTAACCCTGCGCTCGGCATCCTTCTGCGCCTGCTCCTGCCGCCAAGCAAGGTTCTTGTCTAGCTCGGCGCTGAGCAGCTTCATCACCTGCGCATAATGCTTCTTCGTGTAACCGAGAACCTTATAGCTCTCGAACAACTCCGGCTCCGGTATGGGAGGTTCGATAGGCTCGCCGGGAGGGATTGGTGGTTGCGGTGGAGGAGCGACTGGCGGTTTGGTTGGCTCCCCCACCACAGGCTCGGGAACGCCGGTTTGGGCTTCCCTCACCAACTCTCCCCAACGTAGGACACCGTCCATTATGGAGCTGGGGATCTTAATACCAAAGGCGTCCTCAAGTGCCTTCTTGATAAAGTGGCGGATACCATCCCACATCGTCCCGCGCTCGCGCTCAAAGCCGAGCATCATTCTAATTTCATCAGGAAGAGGCACGCGACCGATCACGTTCATGAAATCAGGGGCGGAATAAGCTTGTGCAATAAACTCTCGACTGTTAGTAAAGGCATACTCGACATCGTGACTGAATTCCCTTGGAAAGGCCATATCAATAAGTCTCGGTTGGTTATCTTCTACCCAGGCCCTTGTCGTCTCCATCATATCTTGGGCCAACCTCATAAACGCAGTGTTGGCATACATTTGATGGACTGTAGCGGCATGGGCCATTTCATGAATGACGACGTGTGCAAGGTACTCGTCGTTATACCTACCCATAGCATCAGAGTTGAGGACGATATACTCCGGTTTGCGCGGGTCAGGATCGTGATAGCCAGCAGGTGCCTTCATCACGCCATCGCGAAGCTTGTTCTCTATGTCCTTTTCTTTTAAGAGATAGATCGGAACATCGCCTGCCGCCTCGGTAACGCGTTCCTTGAAGAACTGCATTAGCTTACGAGTTTCTTCTGGCATCTTGTCGAGGTTCAAGCCAGCAAGGATCTGCTTACCGGTCGTCTGCCCTTGAATCTTAAGTGGCACCATCACGCCAGCTTTGCGCTTCTCTCCGTTATTCTCGTCGTAGTTATGTAGAAACTCCACCGTCGCACCAGCATTGGTCACGCCGAGTTCACTACGACCAACAATCCCTTTCGGCCTACTACGCCAGAACTCCGGAGGAACAGGCAGGATCTTATCCAGTCCCATAGACTTATTAATCGAGTCTAGGACTGGAGCGCCGGTATCGCTTAACCCACCAAGGTATCTTGGCGTTTCTGGAGTTTCCAATAGCGCGGCCCGCTGTTCATTCTCAGTCTGTTGCGACTGCGCCATATTCTTAATGTCGTCAAGCGATAGGCCATTCAGCCCGATGCGAACATGATCCTTAAACTCCTTCGCAAGCTCAGGGTCCTCTTGAGAATGGTGGACATAGTCAGCAAGGGAAACGCGAATGTCCCCAGTTTGCTTGGATAGCTGGTTACCGATGTCGTGGACCCAGCCAAGGATACCGTCGTTTGGCTCCGGTTGCTTATCAGCATAGAGCTTAAGAACCTGATCCCGATCCAAACCAATCGACGCGTCAGGAAGGAGTTTGAGGAACTGATCCAGCGCAATCTGCCCACCAACACCTCTTTGTCCGGTCTGCGTCGAGGCAGCGGATCTAATAAGCTCATCGAGGTCCTTATTGCTTACCCTCGTCTGCTCGAACCGAAGTTGGTCTAAGATTGGATTAATCCCAGGCGGCACATGTGCACCGGCGTCGAGATACGCCTTTACAGCGTCGTAGCTCGCGCCCATCGTCGCGCCCATAAGGAAGTTGGTCATCATCCTTTCAGTATCGGGCTTATACTGAGCGGATGGATCATAGGTACCACGAGCAATCTCAGCGTCGATCGCTGCGCCAAGCTCAGACACAGCTGCCTGCGCACCACCACCAACAGTCCAACGCTTTAGTGCGTTGGATCCCCAATTTATTAATCCAGGTGCAGCTGCTTCCCAAGGTCGAGTAATGATGCCGAGGGGAAGAAGGTTAAGCGCGGTGCTAGAGAGTAAGCTTCCTGCATACGCGCCCTTTACATCTCCGTGAGCCTTCTCGGCCTGCTCAGCCACCTCTCCAGCATGTTCTAACCCGCCGACTCCAGCTGCGGTAGCTGCACCGACTCCAATCTCACCAAGGCCAAAAGGTAAGGTCGCGAGTGCTGCCTCAGGACCGACTGCCGCAGCACCGACACCAGCAACAGCCATTGGGATTAGAGCGCCAAGGCCAGTAATAGCCTGCGCCATCATTCCAACTTGCTCTTGGTCGGTTAACGGAAACTGGTCCTGAATAGCCCTTTTGATTTGATCTGCTTTAGCGGTGAGGTTCTCCGACCCAGTGACCCTCCCAATTCCTCCCAGGACGTCAGAGACACCTCCCCCGGCTCCTCTAACCAATAGATTGAAGTCTCTCTTCCACCACGGGCGCGCAAGGGTGTCAGTAATCTTGCGATGTGCTTCGCTAACTGCATCTAAGTTCCCCCAATCATCCTGTGAAACCGACGAGAAGAGCGGATGAGCATTAACGTAATTCATTAAGTCTGGATTACTGCCAATGATATTTTGAGAGAGTGAGAGCTTATGCCTGTTCTCAAAATCATTTACGTCACGTGCGATGTAACTAGCGTTCGCACCAGTCATATCCTCCAGTTCGATGGAGCGAGCAGCGTCGTCGGCAGAGGTGTCCGGAGCGAGAGATAGATTCGCATCAGCAGCGCGACGGTAATTTAGATAGCCGGGATCTACATCGGTGTCACTCATGGAGCCTCAGCTGTCTGGTCGCCCTCAGCCGCTACCGCTCGTTCGCCGGGAGTTGGCGGCGCACCGCGCTCAGCTACAGTAGGCGGTCCACCTCTAAACAACCGAGCGAAGAATTCACCACCCCTTAAAGGACCAGCGCCCCAGTTCCATTGCGGCCCGCCGGGATAGCTGAATGGGGATTGAACAGATGGAAGGGTAAGCCTCGTAACTCCGGGAACAACAGTCGTACCTCTAATCGCCCCCGGCTTAAACTCACCACGTATGCGCGCATAACGATCAACCCGAGCTTGGTGAAGCTGGTTGAACATGTTAATCGACTGCTGCTTAAACCAAGAGTACCGAATCTCATCATCCGTTGCTTGCGGATCGGCTCTCCTAGCCATGTTAATATATTGCTCAGGTACATCGTTCATGAGATACATCGGCGTACCAGATATGTTGGTCATCAACATATGATGGATCTCTTGCATCGCTTTATTTCCCTCAGGCGTACCAAACTTAATCGGCTTCTTGGTGTTTTCTTGGTACGCCTGCATCGCGATGTAGAGGTCGCCTTTGTAAGACGCATAGCCTTGTGGATCATTGGCTTTCTGTGGGACTTCGTTCGGGTACATAGCGGAAAGATCGGAGTAGGCCCTATTGAAGTTAGGATCAGAGGTACCCTGACGGTGTAGATCGCCCTGCAACCTCGCGATCTTAACCTGATCGTTAAAGGATAGTAGCTTATCCTCCCAGGGATTAAGCTCCATGAACTTATCGTGGTTATCGTCGTACATAACGTAAAGATCACGGAGATGGTCTAGGTGCGTCTGCTGTTGTATCGCTCGAGTGTGCGAGTTAATCATTGATGGGACACGAAGGAGGTAGGCTTGGTCGTCGGTAGCTTTGGCCTGCTCTGACCATTGTGCCCATTTAGGATCAGCTTGCAGGTCGGCGTAGCTCTTACCGGGATTGTCCATTATCCAGCTATCGATCCCATTACGAACCTCGTACTTCGCGTGGTTATCCATAACTCTTTGTGAATCCCACTTCTGTTGGGCATGTTCAGCAAATATCTCCCCAGTGTTGGGAGAGATAGTTGAGGCAATAGAGTTCCCGGCGTTCCTACCTGCGTCGGCGAACTCCTGCTGGCTAGCCGACCGAGCTAAGGCTCTGTTAAAATTACTGAGGTACCATTGGTTGGTGTGGTAGCCGTCGCTCCTCCCACCAGCTGTAGCAACTGGATGGCCAGTGAACCATACAGAAGCAGCGTCGTTAGCCGTGCCATACTGCTCTTGAAATTGGTTGAGCTTAAATTTCATCAACTGTCGCTGGGCAGCTGGGTCGGCTGCGTATTCATCTTCAGTCATCGGCGGCATCCCAGCCTCCTTCAACCAAGGCCGAAGGTTACCTGGCATCACGCCACCGGGTAGAGCGCGTTGGCCGTAATAGGCGCTTCTTTGATTCC